CTTTCAGCTGTATCTTCAGCATGCTCAATATTAAATTTTGCATGATGATTATATGCCCAGATATTTATGGAAGTTTTTTTCATTTTTACACCTTTTATTATTTATACTATCATAAAAAAGGCGACTGTAAAGCCGCCTTTTTTAAATTATCTATTAACTATACTGCGTTAGATCCGAATACGCCTCTTGGATCAGAAAATCCAAATACATATCTTTCTCTAGCTTTATATCTTACGTTACCGTTGTCAAAGTCACCTTCCATTGAAGTTTTGATAGGTGATCTAACAAAGTGTTTAAGACCATTTGGAACATCAGTTTTAATGAACCATTTTTTTGCAGCCGTTAAGTAGTGATTTACTACATAACCTTGAGGAATCATCCCCATGTTTTTGATTGCATTAATGTCATTATCTGCTGTGCCAGTTCTACCTTCAGATTTCATCAATCTGTCAGCAGTAAATTGAAGCTCAGAAGGAATAACCATTTTCATTCCTCTAGCCGCAATTTTAAGGCCTCTCTCATCAGTGAACGCTGCGATATCTATTAACGCTTGTTCTAAAGATGTTTCGTTAAGATCAGCTGGAGTAGCTAACTCGTTAGAGAAAGTTCCTGCTAATGTTGGGTGAACAGTAGAACAAAGTTCTACTCCATCACCACCTGCAAAAGCTGGAGTGAACGCATTGTTCAATACTGCTGCTGCCTTAACTTGCTTAGTATTTGCCATAGATCTTGCTAACGCTTTTGTATATCTAGACGCAAGTCTGTCATACAAGTTATCTTCGATAGCTTCTTCTGTGATTGCAAACGCTAAAGCGATTGTTTCATTTGTGTAACGTGCTGTGAAAGTTTCTTGTGCATCGTCATACTGAACGCCTTGGCCTTCAGGTTTAACTGCTGCATTAGCAAAACCACTTAACATTACTTCTTCTTCGAAAGCTCTGTCAGATGTTTCTGTGTCGAAAATTTCAGCGTGCTCGTTAGCATACTGTTTGTACTCAAGTCCGAATAAAGCATTCAAACCTGGTTCTAACTCTTTTACGAGTTGTGCTCTTGATATAGCCATAGTTATTTATCTCCTTATTTAGATTTATGAGTATAAACCAGCTCCGCCAGCGATTGCAACAACAACATCTCCACCTGTAACAGTGAAGTCTTTGTTATCAATATCATTAGCATAACCGATTAGTTTAAACATTCCAGTTGCCGCTGCAGAAGCAATATTTAATTTAGCAATTGATTGCCCATTTAAATTGTCTGTAGCTGTATAGTTTAAAGTGTTGAAGTTGTTAGCACCACCGATTAAGGTTTGTGCAACAGCTGCATCAGCTTTAATTGTATACTGTTGGAAGGGGTTGTTCATTATAAACGCTGAAATTTCATTTGTTCCAGTATTATAATCAACAGATGTAGTTTGACCTGCAACAATGTTATTGCTGAAAGTTGGTTTTCCCGAAGCGTCTACAAAGAATGCTCCGTTGAACACGCCAGTTAGAAGTGCATCGGCATTATTTGCCCATGCTGCTGCTCCTGCTCCGCCGTCATCTGTTAGTGTAAAGCCAGCATCTTGTTGATAACCCTGATTGCCTGCGTCTTGTGTAGACATTGGATCACCTTTATTAGATGCTACGCCTGGTGCTGTTTGGATTTTATACTCAGCTTGACCAGAAGTTGCTGGAGTTTGTCCAACAGTATTGATCGCTCTAAGTCCAAATCCTACGTTACTTGCATTTGCCATAGTTTTTGTTTCCTTTATTATGTGACCTGTCCTTGCGGACCTCCAGTCACGGATTGATTTATTTTTTTTGTTGGTTAGGAATTACTAAATAATTAGTCTTTCTTTGAACCACCAAAAGTTACACGGGAGTTTGATTCACTACTGAATCTCATTCCTGCTTGCTTTTCCTTCATAAGATCGTTGTTAACAGCTTCGTCTTTTTCTTTAGTCTTGCTGTCATAGTAAGCTTCAATTTGCTTAGCGATTTCTTCCGGTATCCTAGCGAGCAACAGGCCTCCTACTCCGATGACTCCTGCGAATTTGCCTTCAGTCATTTCTGGATAATCAAAATCAGGATATTCATCAGCTCTTACAAGCTCGTATCCTTCTCTTAAAGAAGCTGCTATGTTTTTCGTATCATTGTATCCCATAGTTTCAGCTCTTATCCATCTGTGTCTGTAGCCGTCTGGCGCAGTCGGTGCATCTAGTGATGAGGGTGGAGTCCAAGTTTTAGGTGCTTCGACCTTAGTTCTTGTTTGACTCGCACGTGAAGTTTTTATTTTTTCGTTTTCCATATGCTATACTCCTTCCGTGATTTTTAATTGTTTTGCATAATCTTCTAATGGCACGCCTAATCTTTTAGCAATTGCTACCTGTGAAGGCGAGAGTTTCACAGTATTTTTGCGTCCTGTTGCGGCTGAACGTTTGGCCGATGCTACATTTTGAGTAGGTTTTACTCTTTCCGTAGAAATTTCTTCTATCTTATCAAATCTATGACCGAAATCAACTCTTATTCTTTTGTCAACTTCTTCATAATATTCGTCAGATTTTGGATCATACCCTTCTTCTTCAACAAGTACTCTATGGATGTCAAAAGCGGTGTTAGTCATCGCTGAATCTTCTCCAAACCAAGTATTTTCCTTAGCCCAAGACTCTGCTTTAGGGTCTGTTCTAGGTCTTCTTGGTTGTTCGTATTGTCTAGGTTGTGGTTGAATATCTTTTTTAACGTCTTGAACAGTCTCCTCATTAAGAGTTTTTAAAGCACCTAATCTAGAAGCATCTTGAGCAAGTGTAGCAATTCGTTCCTGTGCTAATACTTGACCATCTACATCTCCTGCTTCAATAGATATTTTTAATGCTTGTCTTGCAGCATCCATATTAGTAGTAACTCTTGATTCAAATTCTTTAACGTAAGATTTATCTAAAGTAGAAAGTTTAGATTCTAATCTATCTTTATCTATTTTAGTTGCTTGAGCAAAATGAACAGCTTCTTCTTTTTGTCTTTCAGCTTCTCTCATTTTACGAGTCAATGACGCAATACGTTTTTTAACACTAGCACCATAATTCTCTAACTCATTTTCACTTTCTTTATCTTTTTTAAGTTTAACTTCTTTTTCATCCTCATAAGGAACTTCTTCAACTTCTATTTTTTCTTCTACTGGAACCTCAATCTTTTCTGGTTCCCCTTTTTCATCTAAATTAATTTCAGCGCCTTTTTCTTCACCTACATCAATTAGGTCTTCTCTTAAGTTTATGTCTTCTGGCATAGTATCTCCTATGTTGTTAAATTAAATGAAGTATAGATTCAGGATCTGAAACAGTTCCTAAAACTTCATCATCGTTAAGTATTCTCACTTCACCACCTTCTATTGGTAATCTTGATCCAGCATATCTGGCAAAAATAACCCAATCTCCTTTTTTACACCAAGGCTCTCCAAACTTATCTTTATCTTGGTATGCTAAATCTCCCATCTTTAAAACATAACCACATGTTGTGGCAATTCTTGCTTTATCTAAAGATTCTTGGGAAAATAAAATTCCACCTTTAGTTTTTTCTTTGGGTGTAAAGGGTAAAACTAAAATTCTATATCCACTTGGATTAGGTAGTTCATCAACCGTATCACTTCCAATATTTTCTGGAGTTAAAGGTTCTTTTGCATCTACTGATTGTAATTTCTTCTCTTCTTCGTATTTGTCTTCGAGGCCTAGTTTAATTTTTGGTATTTCCTTGGCCGATGTCGATAACGTTTCCTTGCTCATCTTGTTGCTCCTTTGGTTTTAGCAGGTTAGAGATTTCCTGTAATATTATTTCATAGGCATGCGCCTGTCCTAACATATACCTGTATTTTTCCATATTGTCAACAGCTCCAGCTAACATTGCTTCAGTGATACTCTCTTTTGTTGCTCTTATTCTTGTTCTTATTTTATCTATTATTGTTATATCTTCCATTCTCTTCTCCTATGTTTTAGCTATTTTGTCCTTATTTGGACCTTTCTTAATTATATAGTCTTGAGTTCCATTAGCACCTGAATTAACTTCTTTTTTTAAATGCCTAAATAAACTCATTTCTTTTATCTTCTTGTAGTTGTTTTTAAAGAAAGTTTCAAGAACTTTAGTATCTCTCATTAACAGTTCCACGCTCTTAATGATTTGTTAATTCTTGAATTTGGATCTCTAGCTGTTTTTGCTGAAGTTAGTTTCTTTTTCATTCCACCCATTCTAGCACAGAATGAAGCTCTTCTTTTATTGCCTACTTCTTTTGATGGTGCTTTTAAAGTACCCTTTGTATAACTTGCTCGACCTTTAGCATTTAGTCCACCTGATTTAGCCTTACCTTCTTTTCTTTGCCACGCGGCAGTTTTAGGCATGTATTTTTTTACACTTAGGACAAGTGTCGGTTATCTTTATATTCATATGTTTTTCACACTCACATCTTTTACCAAATATCTTGTCTACTAGTTTTCTGTATAGTGCTTTTATTTTGTTCATTATTATTTAAATACTTTATCTACTGATTTTTTAAATTCCTTAGAAGCTTGTTTTGCTTCAAAAGCAGAACTCTTCATTTTAGATTCAGCTGCTTTGTTTTTAACTTTGCTAGCATTACCTATGTTGTACTTTCCTTTAACAGACTTAATAGTATCAGATACTTTT